TCAACAAACCATCTAGGCTGTCTGCGTAACCATGCCTCGTGGCTGGTATCACTTCTAACTGTTGTCGGGTCAAATGCGTCTTTGTCGCGCTTGCCTCGATACTTTGGTTTGCCATCCGTGCGGGCCTCTTTCTTCTCGAACGCCTCTTTTGCTGCCGGTCCCGACTTACCGCCTATGGCAACCTGTTGACCGGTTAGCTCGAAGCCTTCAGGACCGTAGATTAGTGTGCTACGGCAGTTTGGGTGTAACGGTGGAATCGGTAGCTTTGGGTCGTCAGCCTTAAACCGTTTCTTTGAGTTGGTGCGGCATATCAGGCTAGTCCGATTATCCCACACAGCAGCAAATATCGCTTCCTGATAATACTTAGGATGCGCAGATACGTTTGCCCGCCTTGCCTGTTGCACGTAATGCGTGAACGCTGTTCTGGCTAATGACTCGGCGCGAGTTTTTAGCGTGCCGTCAAACTCAGCGCGGATATTCTTTAGCACCTGATTGACTGTCTCAGCGCGTGAATAGCCTTGCCGAACCATTGACATAATGCGCTGATTGCGTCCAGCGTTATTGCCCGTTATGAATTCATCCCAGAAACCAGCCTGCTTTGACTGCTCCATGACAATCATTTGCTCGCCGATGAAGGATAGAATCTCATTCTTTGCCGGTGGCGTTAACTCAGTATTGCGCAACATGTAGCGCACTTCGTACAATGCCGCCTCCTGCATATCCTTGGTGTAATCTGCCCATCCTGAGTTTAATTCGATGATGCGCTGTATGCGCCGCTCGATAGTCTCAAGCTGTTTTGGTGTGCGTGGCAGGCCACCGTCAAGAATGAGCAACCTGATTAGCCGGTAAGTTTCTTCTAACCCTGGATACACAGACGCGTTGATATACCCTGAATTTAACCTATCAAGGTACACCTCGTGCATTAGTTGTGCGTCTAGGTTTATTGTGATTGTCATAGGACAGTAACCACGTAATTACCAACTACAACAAAAGTAGGGCCAAGCCATGATTTATACAATTTACACTTACTGCGCTTTTCTTTGTTGCGCATAGGCTTGTCTTTCTTACTTACCCTGTTAACTTGGCTTGAGGCGAGCTTAAAATCTAGCTTAGGGTATCGCTCCATATATCTTTCTGCTGCGTGCTTTGTGAATATTCTTTTCTCAATCATCCGCATAATCCCCGTTCAAGAGTTTATTTTTAAAGCACTCCAGCAGAAACAGGATTTGCGCCGCGTTTAAATTGGTTGTTGACCTCGCATCCATTATACCCTCATGGTCGTACCCAATAACAAACACTGACTCGTACTCACCCTTTGCAGCGTCTAGCACGTTATCAGGGTTTAATGCTGTGTCGTTTCTCATGTTTACAATATTCATCCAAACCTCGGTGCGGCTGCTGGTTTACGCTTCTGCTGAATCAACGGACTAATCCCGTAGCGAATCGAATCAATGTAGTGATTGTGTTTATCCACTATATCAGGTAATACGTCGCCAGTCAGCCTGTCTACCTTGTAGCTGTACATGCGCATTTCTTTTCTGGTCTCTTCACAGCGCGGGTGAACAACAATCTCTTTGTATGAGCGCATATGCTGAACGCCATCCTCAACGCTACCTTTCCACTTATCCACACCAATAACGCGTGGCATGCCGTGATTGACAAGATAACTGATTGACTCAGGTCGGGCAGAATCGGCGCGGCAAACGTATTTGTGGAAGTCGGGTATTTTCTTAGTGATAAATTCGGTTGTATCGTCAAGCTCAAGCTTTGTGCGTCCTGCTTCATACTCCACCCATAGGCGACCATCGTAAACCCAGCACTTTGTTGCTGCTGTCGGGTCGAGAGAGAATCCAAAGTCCAATCCGCAATATGGCCCATCCCAATCAGCGCCAGGCTTAAATTCTGCGACGCGAACCTTATTAGCAAACACCTGGCTATCTGAATTCTCAAGGTAAGCGCCTTCCCAAATATGCGCGTATGTTTGCGGGTCGAGTGATTTAAGGTCTGATAGCCTATCCTGGTCTAGCACATCAGGAAACCACGGATTATCCATGTAATTCATTTCGACGAATATAGAATCATCCCTGTCGCGCTTTCTGAATCTAAGGTCTGTTGGGCTTCCGTCTTTCTCAGGGTTCCATGTCACCCATATTTCGGAGTTGGCTTCACGTACTGTCGGAATTAGTTTCTTGTAGGCCGTTTCACTTACCGTCTCTGCCTCGTCAATCCAGCATAACAGAATCTTTGCCTTTGACTTGATACTGTCAAGATTATGACGCAGACCGGCAAACACGTATTTGATGCGCCCATCAATAGACCGAATGTACTTTTCACCTATCTCCCAATACGCAGAAAGCCAATCAACAGACCGGATAGCCTGCTTGATTTCTTCCATGCTCGAATCATCAAGGGAATTTAAGTGTTCACGTGCACAGAGTATAACGCCAGACTCGCCATTCATGCCCATCTGATAACCATGTACGGCTGTCATTAATGCGAATGTGCGTGTTTTACCTGAACCCCGCCCACCATGTGCGCCACGGTAGCGGTAATAACCACGGGGCTTTGAGAATACGGTTAATAGTTTAGGCGGGATTTCAATCTTCGCGGTGGTCATCTGGCGCGACCAATTCAATACGGGTTGGACTCATAGTGCCATCTGATGATTTGTGGTCCTGCTCTACCTTGTCGGAGTATCCGTGTTTACTAAGTATCATCTTCGTTACTGCCGGATTAAATTCGCCATTTAGCCCTTTATTCAGAAGAAAAACCTCTTGCAATTCGTTTACGCACGATAAAATGTCCGAAAAATCACTTTTGTCTTTATGTTTCGCCCAATCGTAGACGATGGATTTGGACCGGTTGATGTGCTTGCAAAGACCAACAATGGAAGGGAAAACCTCTATAGGGTTATTCGGTGCGCAGCCGTTCTCTGCAAATGACTGAACGTAATCAATCGCCTTACATAACATTTCTTCTGTGTACTCTGTCGGCCTGCCGAATCCCATATAATCAACACCGTTAATTAATCAGTCTTAAATATACCACATGATGGGATAAAAAAAAGCCCTGCGGATAACAGGGCAACTGGAGGGGAAGAAACAGTCTTTAACATAGCGGGTTAGTTGTGTGGTGTCAATCATTAACCACCAAAGGTTGATAACTAACCCCGATAGGCAACTGCATGAAGTCCAGCTCATATTCGCTATACATCCATTGTTGAAATGCGTGCTCGGCCTCTTGGAGGTTCCGTGCGTCGTATATGTCACACGAGTATTCTTTACCGCCTATCGTTGTTGATGCGCGGTAGTTCACGACAACAACCCCCATCCAAGCATAAACAGCCAAACAGCCCAACCTAAACCCATAGCAACAACATTACCTTTCGTCTGCTCGATATACTCACCCCATGCAAGCTCAAGTGATGCCCAGGCTATACCGGCGAATGTGATTACCATGTATGTGTAGTAGAATTCGTTCATACCTCACCCCGCGCTTTTGCTAGTAGTCTCTTTGCCTCTTCTCGCTGTGTGACATCCTCTGAGTTTTGTGATAAATCCTCGATGAAATCATAAAGCTCCGGTGCCGCTGCTATTAGGTGGGCATTTGCCTGCAACTCATTATCTGACGCACCCTTATCGCCATGACCCTGAATAGTTAAATCAAATTGATTAACGCCGTCATCGTTAAGCGCATAAACAAATGCCCCATCTAAAACAATCCACTCGCCTTTCGTAAACTCAGCCTCACTCATCTTTTCTCCCTCCAACTTTTCTTAGCTTTATGTATCGCTGTAAATGCTTCGATATTATCGTTCACCACACGGTACGCGTATTGCGGGTGACAGCCTACCGCATTGGATAGTGACAACACCGTGCGATGTTTACCCGTTTTCGCCTCTGCGATGATTGCAGGCGCTATTGTGCCGTATCGTTTCATTCCTCAACCTCGCAATCCTTCCCAATCACAAAGCAATAGTCATCTGACAATGAGAATTCGTCACGACTTGCGCCAACTCTAACCAACTCAAGCGCGCTGACCATTATGCCGCTACTTCCAATCATGGTTGCACTGACGCTGACAGGGAATTTCACATTTCCCATGCCTAAATAGCCGCCATTACCTAACAATACCGCGTTAACTTTATCGCTCACACTCTACCCCCATTCTCAGTAAAAATGCGTAACAACTCTGGATGACTGAACATCTGATAAGTGACATCAGGGCCGCGAAGCCCTGACAATCGCGCTACACCCTGAATTGTTTTCGGTTTGAATTCCAGGGCTTTGGTTATTTTTCTGCAATGCTTGTTCATATAAAGTCTGACCAATCATACCCAACCGGCATACCCATTTCTTCACCGATAGCCTCGTAAATCATATCCTTTGCCTTTTCATCCCACTTAGCCAATAGATACTTCTGCGCCTCGTTAGCGTCTGATTCGATGGTAAGGCGTGTTAGCTCGTACATCGTATCGTAATCTTCTGCTAATGCGGTTTGAACGTGATTAAACGTGATAAACGACCGGCGATAGCCCCAGGACAGGTTTTTACCATCTGCAACGCGCTCTGCCAGCTTTTCGGCGATATACCATAGGTTATCATTGCTGGCATCGTTATAAGTCAGTGGCGTTGATTCTAGCTCGTCTGGTAGCTGTCTGTCGTATGCTGTTTGGTGCTGTTCGAAATTCATTTGGCAACCTCCGTCAGAATAGATTCATCAAACTCACCCTTGTAAACAGCTATAAGCCATTCCGATAACTGGCTTGCGCACTTGTAGTGCTCGTTATAGCTAAAGCTGGCAAGATAGTCGTATTTGGATTCGCCATTATAAGGCCCGTAGCTTGAAACGTATTCCTTCCTGCATCCGTTAATTATTAATCCATCTGAATTTCTGTGCTCGTAAACGCAGAATACTACATTCTGCTTTCCGTTAGTGACTTCGTACTGATATCCATGTTCCCTGCAATTATCAAACTCGGTCACCTCAATCTCAATACCGTACACTTCGTCGCTTTCGTAATTTGTAGCAGTCAGGTAGTTGGCCAACTCGTAAACTACATCAGCTATCACAGACTGCGTGTGCTTAACTGTATCTTTGTTTATTTTCTTCATCTTCATTCCCTCCATTAGTTTCACCCATTATAACGGGTTAATTTTGTTTTGTGGTTTGACCAGTTAGTCGTCGCGCCAAGCTTCGACATCTTCCCATTCGCCGTCTTGAATATCGCCTTTACTCATCATGTCTCCAACAATATCTGCACCAAAGTCTTCTAGGTCATTTTGAAACTCGTCGAATTCATCCTCTGTCATATCGACAACTTTCGAATACCTGATTATTTCTGTTGCTGTTATTCTTACTTTCATCACTTCACCTCAAACTGTTCTAAAAGGTCATAAAATGCACTAAACACAGACTTTTCTTCTGGGCCCTCTATTTTTTTTCACTAACTTGCTCCACGCCTCAGCCTTGCTGATTGATGGTTTGCGTTTAGATATAAATTTGCTTTTATACACGGAATGCTTGCCTGAATCATATTGGACCCATACGTAATCATCGTGCGTGTGAATCACTTTGCATTTATCCCCTTCTAGGTCTACATGCGTCCACTCTTCACCCTTCCTCCGCTCTACCTCTGCTTCGAATTCTTCGCGTGTGCAGACTTTGTATTGCCCGTTAATTGGCATTCCAAAAAACCATAACCTTTCTTTGCTACACCAACTTAATACATTGCGTATCTCATGAGGCCAAAAACCATCATAATAATCAACCGCATCACTCACCGTCTTGCGTGGTTGTGTGGCGTCACACTTTACCTCAAGCTGGCAAATATAATTATCAAGCTCAAGGATAAGCTCCTTCGAGATAGAAATATTCGCAAAACCATCATCGTAGTTTGCTAACTCAATAGCCGTTTCGAATCCGTGTGGCCGTTTCATTTCCCTTCCTCCATTTTCTCTAACCGAACAGATAGAACCTGCTCGCCGTTTACAGGCAATCGCCCCTTTGACTTAATCCACACCTGGCCGTCTTTGTCGATTAATGCGCCTGCTTTAATCCATCTAGCCAACTGCTGAGCGTGAATGCCTGTTGCCTTGCTGGCTTCGTACAAACTTTTGTATTTTGATAAGTGCCGCTTTAAATTAATCATTTACCTCCCCTGAAAATTTGATTTGCCCGCTTCATTAATGCAATACACTCAAGCTCAGATTCGCTACCCCTTTCTTCCTTGATAAGTCTTTCAGAGAAGGAGGCCATGGCTTTATCGTATGAAGAAGCTAAGTCATCACCTAAAAAATACATGGCGACTTTTTTCATTTCGTGCACATCTATAGAATAGAATCTAGACGCCTCTGTTAATTCCATAAAATTCATTATTCCCTCCATTGCGGCCATTAGGCCGCTGCTACTGCTCGTTTTACTTCTGCGATGTTTGAGAATTTTCCAACTTTCTCAACCTTTCCAGTTTCGCGGCCAATGTAACCAACTCTGTAACCATTCAAATCTTTTGCAACAATCATGTGACTTGCCGAGAATACTTCGCCACGCTTGTTTGTTGTTACCACCGCTAGGTCTACTTTTACTGATTCTTGTTTAACTTGCTTTGCTGTGATTTGGCTTGCTGTTAATGTTTTCATTTCGTTGTCCTTCCTCGTTGTTGATGTATATATAATAGCAAATCTGTGACTACTGTCAACACTTATTTGTGATTATTTTCATATTTATCATCTGGTCCTACCACCTCACACTCACACCCAGGAAACCGTTCCCGCAAACTCTGCTCGATGTCGTCGGCGTTGGATAGCATGGCGAATTGGTATTGATTGCCTTTGTAGGTTAGTTTGATTTGGTAGGGTTTCATCGGACCTTATACCTTTTAGGTTCGTTTTTAAGCTCGTTTTGATGCTCCAGTAATCCAAGCTCAGAGTCGTCAAGGTAATAAACGCCGCCGCCGTTTTCGTCCGGCTTCTGCTTCATGTATATATCTCTGGCGATATCCGTGTGTCTGGATTTCGCAGAGATAAGCATAGTTATACCTTTGTAGACAGATTCAGGGTTTGCTACGTCATCCCTGTGAACAAACATGATGTAGTCAGCGTACTTCTCTAGAGCGGATGAGCCGTAGAGATTTGACATTGACGGCCTGTTCTTTTCGTCTGCGCCACGGTTAGCCTGTGCAAGTAGGATGCATGGCACTTTCAGGTCTCGTGCAATCTCTTTCAACTTCTTCACGGTTAGCGCTATCATCAAATCGTAACGCTCGCCTTTCTCAAGCGTCATCAACTCCACGTAATCGACAACGAATGCCGCCAAGTCTGGATTCTTTCTTTTTGCAGCCTTAACCCTTGCACGTATTTGCGCGGCGCATAGAGACGAATCGACATCAAGAAACATCCTGAATTCATTTTCATCAATGCTTCTGAGTACTTCGCTTACCCTTTGCCACTCGTAATCTGTAAGCGCTCCCAATCTCATATTCAGAGGCTTTACGCCCGCACCTATACCAATAACGCGGTCAAACGTTTCTTCGTCTGACATTTCCATACTGAAAAACATCGCAGACTTTTTGCGGGCAATGTTGTTTGTAATCATCTGGGCAATTTTGGTTTTGCCCATAGAAGGACGGCCAGCTATAACGAAAAGCCAATCTGATCCGATACCACCTATCACATCATCAAGCGGTTTGATGCCGGTTTTTATCCCAATTGCTGATTCATCGCCTTTGGTTTTGGCTTCCATTCTATCCATGAATCCAGCGGCGAGCGTTGAGATATTTACAGGCTCATAGGCGCTACCCATATCGATGGCTTGAATTTGACTTTTAACGCTGTCTATCACTGAGTGACTTTCAACACCTTGATAAACAGACTCTACGCCAGTGTTCATAATTCCGATCAGTGAGCGCTTGTAATACTTGTCTTGGATAATCTCTGCATACTTCATTAGCTGAGATTTAAGAAAGTGCCCCTTGCCCAGGTCGGCGACGTATGCGAACCCGCCAGCATCATCAATCAAGCCGTCATCGGTTAGTTTTTCAGTAACGCTGATTAAATCCCTGTCTCGCATTTCTGACATTGTTTTGAATATCACCTGATGAGCGGAGAAATAAAACATGTCGTAGCGCAGAATGTCGAATAGCTCTTTGGTTTCGTAGTTATCAGAGAATAGCGCGATACCTAATACGGCTTTCTCTGCCTCTTCACTGAATGGTGGAATGTTATCGGTCATTAAATTGACCCTCCATGACTGATACGACTGTTTCTTCTCTGATTAGCAAGTCAATGCTGTTTTGCTTCTTGCCCTCACGCTTCCCCATTACCCACTTACAGTTATCTCTAATGTACTCAAAGTAACCCCTCCAGTTTTCAATGTCAGAATTAAAGTCACCCTTATGTCTAGCCATGATTGACTTCTCTCTCTTACTGGTAATTTTTTCTACTCTCGGCATTTCTGGCAAAATATCATGGTACAGACTGACGACTGACTCAGTAGTCTTTTTAATTGAGTAGGTTAATTGAGTAGATTCGTGGTCAGATTCTGGCTGGGGGGTGGTCAGAATCTGGCTGGGGGGTAGCCGGTTCTCGGCTGGGGTGTCTCTGCATTCCCAATCTGTCATTGGCAGGCACAGCTTAAACATGTTTGATGTTTGCGAGCCTTCTTTGTATCGCTCCTGCTTAACTATTATCCCTGCCTCGGATAATTCTTTTATGTGAGACTTTACCGTGCTTGTAGAGGCTCCGCAGCGTTCAGCTATTGTTTTGTTGCTAGGGAAGCAGCATCCTTGGTCGTCGGCTATGTCAGCCATTACGATAAGAATAAGTTTTTTAATTGGATTACCAGGATTGTATTCGATTGCTCGATACGTATATTTAGCGCTCATATAGATACACCTATATTGGCCGGACTTAACCGGATTCAAAAAGGCATTATGTGATTTGATAATGCCGCCCTTGTATCTCAGCCCATCAAGAGAAGTAGCGGCAAGCCAAGAATTAGGAAGGATTCAGGGCGGTGGCCTGTCTCAATGCGTCAACTGGGGATCAATCCATCAGCAAAGATAAGCCGCGTAGTTAAATTATACCCCGCTATGATTTCAGGTCAAGCGGGGTTTTGTTTTAGTTGATAGTTATGCTTATGTTTGTTTTTGTAAAAATCCAGTACCAATTAGCCACAGCAAATGCGAATATTAACGCCAATGCAGCGCCGTCAGACTTGCCAATATAGCCTCCAAACATCTTCGTCCCGAGATACCCTAATACTGAGAAAGCCGTTAACCATGAAGCAAACAATGTCCAAACAATCAACCCAATTACTTCTAACATATCACCCTCCAATCTTATCAATAAAAACCGTTGTAGCTGTTTCACGTATCCGGTATAGGCCGTAATACTGTTTAGGTTTGGATTTACCACCGTATAGCGGCGCTCCGTTTGGGTTTTCTTTAAGGTGCTCGTCTAGGGCCATGCGTGCGCGAGGCTCTAGCGATGAGCAGTTTGTGAATGTTTCTTTTTTCATAGCTCTTCATCTTCCTTGCTTAATGCCGCCTCTATTATTCTTTCCATGGCCTCGTAATGTTCTTCATGAATTTTCATAGGCGCATACTTAGGTAATATGCCCTCCTTTACAGCCTGCTTAACCGCTGCAAAAAGCATTGCGTTAGTCAATTTCACCGCATTACCCCTTCTATCAAATCATTATTAAATGGTAGTTCGTAGCCAGCATCGACCATTGCGTATAGCATGTCGCGCCATACTTGTTTTTCGTGCCCGTACATCTTTCGATAAGCCGCTGGGCGTAAAGTCCGGTTTAGCTCGTGGTTTGAGCGAATGTTATGCAACTCAAAGCTTAGAGGCATTATTGCAAGCTCGCCTACCTTCACAGTTTCGCCGTTAATCTTGCGCTTTGCCTTTGCTCCGATTATGTGGTCAATCTCGAACAAGTAAGGTGTTATACAGTCGTTACCGTACATATCATTTAACCACCGAGACGACCATGCAAAATCAACCACCATTGCGCGCCATTCAGATTCCAGTTTAGTTAGTTTTCCGCTGTTCATTCTCCATCCCTCATTAAAGCCTGGGTATATAAATCGTCAGGGTGTGTTAGTGTTGCGCCTAAATGCTCAGTGGCATAGAACTCAACGCGGTTTAAGTAATTGGCAAAATCTTTCACGGTGAGATTTTTAGTCTCACTGCGCACCGTTACAGTTTCACCGTTTACTTGAACTACGCGCACAGGTAAAAGCTTTCTTGCTAGATACTCGTGCAAGTCCTCAGAGCTAAACACGTTACCTTGAGTTTTGAATATATGCTCCGCCAACTCTCCACACCAAAGAAAGTTGAGCCTGTTTTGCTTTAGCTTTCGAGTCTCGCCACCTTCTTCAATCGTAACCCTTACCGGCTTATCAGATTGAGCAAAGAACATCTTTACAACCTCCCAAAGGCGCTTTCCATCTTCGGCGCTGGTGGCTTTATTTAGCTCTAGCGTCTGTTTTTGAATCACTTCTTACACTCCTTCGCATGTTGTTTCATAATTAGCTCATGCAGTATAGATGCCTTTGTGTTGCTGTAGTGGCCCTCTGCTTTTCTCTTGTCTCTGATTTCGTCAAGCATTCGATTGACGTTTTTATTAATCATTACTTGCGTGTGATTTGGTGACGCCATTTTCTTTCCTTTCTATGTATAATGTACTAATATTATGTCACACGCTTTTATACAGTCAACCCTTCACTGGTCAAACCACTTAATGAGATTTTTAGTGTAGAGTTGTAGGAAATAACGGAGGAAATGAAATGGGCAAACCGATTGATTTTTGGAAGAAGGTTGAGAAAACCAATCCGCAATACACAAAAGATGCGAGCGTGTCAGGCCAGAAAAGAACGGCTGTAGATGCGCAGTACAAGAAAATGATGATAACCGAGCAATTTGGCATGTATGGTTTGGGTTGGGGCGTTGTTGCTGGCAGTGAGGATTACCAGCGTGTCCACTATGAAAACCAGACGTGCATACTAAATTACACAGCAACGGCTTTTTATAACTACGAAGGGAATCGCGCAGAATTTCCAATAGCGGCTCAGATTAAAGAGTCTTACGTTACAAATGGCGGCAAAGGGTATCTAAAGATAGACGACGAAGCCGTAAAGAAAGTACGCACAGACGCGCTAACAAAGGCATTTACTGATTTAGGGTTCTGTGCTGATATTCACATGGGCAAATTCGACGATCAAGACTATGTGCAAGGCGCTCAAATGGCTGCATATGCTAAAGAGCAGGATGAAAAAGAAGAGGCTGCAAAGCGGTCCTACGAAGAAATTAAAAACTGGCTTGCTAAAGAAATGAAGTCAGCTAAAACAATTTCTAACGCCGCGTCATTTAACAAGGTTATTGACAGGCTGAAAGAAAAAACTGAAATCCGATGCAAAGTAGCTGGCGTTTCCAGCAGGGGATTCACAACAAAACTTGAAGATTCAAAACGGGAGATTAAGCAATGAGCAATATTGTAATTTTTAAAGACATGACAACCGAGGAAAAGTTGTCTGAAATTGAAGAGCAATCAAAGCAATTTGAAGGCTTGGTTGTAGATATGAACAAACCGGAAGAGCGTAAAAAGGTCAAGGAAAGCGCCGCTGTAATTAACGATATTCTTAAAAAGCTAGACCGCGCACGTATTGACCGTAAAAAGGAATACGCGCAACAGGTGGATGATGAAGCTGCATTTATCCGCGACCGATTAGAATCAGCTAACGCGCCACTAACCGCGCTGATTGACGCACACAAAGAGCAAGAGCGGCTAAAGCGCGAAGCTGAAAAAGCTAGGCAGGATAAAATTGATTCCGCTTTCACTCGCATGAATGACGTTGCGATGGAGGCTATCGGCCAGACATCTACAGTTATCGAGTCAATTATTGACGAGCTATCATCCTACGACTTTGATCCAGATGTCTTTCAGGAAAGGACAGAAGAGGCAGTCAAAAAACACGCAGAGCTAATGCAGCGACTTGATATGATGAATCAGCAAGCGGCGGCACAGGAAGAATTAGAGGCGCGAGCCGCAGAAATCGAACGCAAGGAGCGAGAACAGGCAGAAAAGGAAGAGACTGAAAGATTGCGTATTGAGCGCGAGAAAATCGCAAAGGAAGCCGCTGAGAAGGCCAGAATCGAAGCTGAAGAGCGACACCAGCGAGAAATGCAAGAGGCCGAGCAGCGACGTATTCGTGAAGCGGAAGAAGCCAAGCAAAGAGAAATTGAAGCGGAGCAACGCGCAAAGGCTCAAGCAGAGGCGGCAGCGCAAGCAGAGCGTGAGCGCATCGAGGCCGAGCGATTAGCTAAAGAGGAAGAAGAGCGCAAGCGCGAAGCTGACCGTAAGCATAAAGGTAAAATTCATTCCGAAATAGTAAAGAATCTTACCAGCGCCGGACTTAGTGAGGCTGACGCCAAAAAAGCTGTTGAGTTAATTGCTAAAGGTCAGGCTGGTAACGTGAGGATTTACTATTGATTAAAGTCATTGGTATTGACCCAGATATGCGAAAGTGCGGCGTTTGTGAGAGGGTAGGGAATGAGTTCACGCTCGAATCTCTACCCGCCTACAACCTAATTAGCGAAATACCGATGATGGTTGTGCAAAAATACATATTCGCAGTCGAAGACGTAAGCGCAATCAACACTATCTACGCCAGAAACCGAAAAGGCAATCAAGCTGTGCAGTCTCGCATTGCGCAGAATGTCGGCATGGTAAAGGCGGCGGGCACGATATTGGTAGATTACATCGAGCACCATGGCGGCAGGGTAGTTTTAGTGCCTCCTGGAATTGGCAAGCACACAAAGAAAAATGCAAAGCTGTTCGCGCAGCTTACCGGCTACACAGGCCGAACGAACGAGGATACGCGCGATGCGTATTGGATAGCGCACTATGCGTACAATAAACTGAAAGGTGAAAAGTAATGGCTCAACGCGGAGTAAACAAAGTAATTCTAGTGGGCAATCTAGGCAATGACCCAGAAGTGCGATATATGCCAAACGGCAATGCAGTTGCAAACTTATCATTAGCCACAAGTGAAAGCTGGAAAGACCAGCAAGGGCAAGTACAGGAGCGTACTGAATGGCACCGACTGACAATGTACCGAAAGTTGGCTGAAATCGCCGGAGAGTATTTAAAAAAAGGTTCGCAGATTTACGTAGAGGGCAAATTGCAGACTCGCAAATGGCAGGACCAGCAAGGGCATGATAAGTACACTACTGAAGTAATCGTTGACCAGATGCAAATGCTAGGCGGTCGTGAAGGGGGCGGCAATAGCCAGCAGGGAAATCGACAAGGCTATCAAAGTCAGTCGCAAGGTAGCGGTCAGAACCGTCAACCGCAACAGCAAAGCCAGCAAGAGCCGCCTGCATCTGGGATGCAAGAGCCGGATTTCGACTTCGACGACGATATTCCGTTCTAACCAATAGCTTACACACGCGCCACTGGTCAAACCACCTTGGCGCGTAGAGATGGTATATTGTAGGAAATGGAGGGGATTATGACAAAACGAATTTACGGCAAACCAATCTGTGAAACTGACACAGCATCAATTATGCACCCTAATGAGCCAGCAGGCTCAAAAGGGAATATGCACACGTGCCCATGCTGTGGAGGAATGTGCAGTAATGGCGATTATGCGCAGGCCAAATACTGGTCAGTGGTCGACAATCTCTATAGCGTCCTTACTGATGATAGTCAGTTTTCACGCAATGCCGCCGCAACTGATTTAATCGCTATGCTCAATAGCGAGATAAACACTAAGGTGTCGAGATTGAAAGATGATGGTTCATTTTCTCTGGACAATGGGTCCGCAAAGGTTGCTCATGTCAATAAAATGATAAGCAAGCTTCTGGAGTTCAGAGAATGACAAAACAACAACTACTAGCGCTGTTGCGTGAGGCGTTTAATCGCGGAGAGTACGAATGCAGCGAATCAACTTGGGGAGATGGAGGAATTAACGCTGACGAATTCATCGAAGAAATCAACCGCACAAACCGCGTAGGTGATTTGGAGTTGCCTGTGCTTCCAGATGACGCCCAATGCGAACATGAATATGCCGTTGGATATGACCACGGCACATGCAAAAAGTGCGGATGGATATTTACTGACGGCAGCTGGGGAATTGCTAAGCGCATGTGGTTTAAAAGCCTTGATGATGCAAAGTTCTATAAGCAGCATGGTCGACTACCACAACCACCGGAGGGAGTATGAGTGAGTTAAAGCAAATGTTAAGTCTTCAATTAAGACTGG